TTATGTTTGTCCTGGTATGTCAACTGGAACTATTGTAGCTGCTCAACCATCTAACTTGTTTGTTGGTGTTGATGCTAACTCTGATTTCGCTGAAGTACGAGTTGTAGATATGACTTTGACAGACGCATCTGATAACGTACGTATGGCAATGAGATACCGTGTAGGTGTTCAAATTGGTATCTTGGCTGACTGCGTAATCGGTCACAACTAATTAACCACAAGTAAATGGGAAGGTGGTTAGGTCTGCCTTCCCTTTATTTTAACTCTAAAAAAAATATAAAATTATGGCTTGTGAATTAACCGCAGGATTTCAATTAGATTGTAAAGATACAATCGGAGGAATCAAAGCAATATACTTGCAACAACACGCTGACTTTTTGACGGGTGTAACTGCTGATGCAGGCACTGAAGAAATTGATACTTTGCCTACTGCATCCATCTACAAATACATTTGTCCAAAGCATACTGGTAGCTTTACCGAAGAGGTGGCATCCAGTGTTGAAAATGGTACAATTTTCTATACACAAACGATAACTGCTACATTCTTTAAGTTGACTGCGCCACGCAGAAAGCAATTGGAATTGGTTGCTAAGAATCGTTTGGTTGTTTTTGTACAAGATAACAACGATAACATTTGGATGGTTGGTAGAATGGATGGTGCTGAAGTTACCGCAATGACTACCGCTACTGGAGTTGCTAAAGGTGACCTTAACGGATACACTATTACATTTACCGCAGAAGAAGCTCACAAAGCATATCGTTTGGTATCTTTTACAGATACTCCTTTCGATAACTTTGAAGACATTACTGTTGTAGCACCAACTATTTAATTAACTTTGTAGGTAATGAATTATCTGCAAACTAATACTGCATCGCAAACCCTCCTTCTCTCTTTAGAGGAGGGGGTTTTGCTTTTACCTCCGTTCACGGATTACTTACTTGTGATTCAAAATGAAATCACATTGCAACTCTTTCCGGTTATTCCTATCTTAGTTGATAGCAATGAGCGAATAACTACTTTGATCGTGAGCACTGATACAGATGAGCCTGAGGATGGATGCGTTTTAATAACTCAAAGTGGTCGTTACAATTATATAATTTATGGTCAAAATTCTAATAGCAATCTTGATCCTGAGGATGCTGTTGTAGTTGGAGAATTGAAGCGTGGATTCATTGAATTCACTGCGCTAACTGAATACTTTGACCAGCCCAACCTAACCATACCTAATGACATCGAATACAATGGCTAACATTGACGAAATAAAACAACGCATTGGTGCAACTCAAATAGAGATGGCCAAATATGTGAAGATAGATCCCATTGAGAAAGAAGATAGGAAGGGATGGGTTAACTATGGAGAAGGTAACGCCTTCCCACAATACTTGATTGAATTATACAATGAGTCACCAATCCACGGAGCATTGGTGAACTCTATTAGTTATATGATTGCAGGTCGCGAATTGACTGCATCAACTCCACAAGCGGTGAAAGAAATTAGCCGTTTGAATTTAGACTCAATAATCCATCCCACATCACTCGATTTGAAGTTGCAAGGTGGGTTTTATTGGGAAGTTATTTGGTCAATGGATAGAAGTACCATTGCGCAAATAAATCATTTACCATTTGAGAATTGCAGGTTAGCTTGTAGCGACGAGGAAGATGCTGTTGTTGGTGTGTGGTATTCACGTGACTGGACTGATACACGCAAAAAGAAAAACACTCCGCATTTCATTCCGATGTTTGATGTGAACACGAATGAAGCTGAGCCAAAACAAGTATTGTTTGTCCACAGCTTAATGGTAGGTAGCGAGTATTATCCGAAACCTGATTATGTTGGTGCAATCAATGACATTGAAAAGATGCGCCAATTGAGTGAGTACCAGGTTAACTTGATTCTCAATGGTTTCTTTCCATCACTTATAGCATCTTTCAATAATGGAATCCCATCTTTGGAGGAGCAGCATTTAATTAAGAATCAATTGCAAATTTCAATTCAAGGTTCTGAGAATGCTGGTAAAGTATTGACATTTTTCAATGAGGAAAGAGATAGAGGTGTAGAATTCACTCCATTCCCTGTATCCGATATGGATAAGCAATTCACTACGTTGGTTGACCAATCAATGGAGGCGATTTTGGTGAGCCATAGAGTAACATCTCCTTTGTTATTTGGTGTACGTGCAGGCGGTGGATTGGGTTCTAATACAGATGAGATGAGAACGGCAATGCGCATATTCCAACGTCAAGTAATTGAGCCATTCCAAAGACTAATTACAGGCGCAGTAGAAGAAGTATTGGCATCATTTGGAGTATTTGCAAGTTGCTCTATTGTACAAAATGATTTGTTCGCAGATGAAAACGTAGTTGATGCAACGGGTGAAATAACGCAACCAGTTGATGTAGCAAGTCAAGCGTTGAATGGAGCGCAAATTGCATCGTTACTTGAAATTATTGTACAGACTACTGCAAATGTGTTGACTATTCCAAGCGCAAAGGCAATCACAAAGGCAGCATTCCCGATGTTGGGAGATGTAGAAATCAATAACATATTTGATAATCTTTCCAATGTTGTAATTGATCCCACTCAGGTAGTCCAAAAAAAAAAAAGTTGAGTGCGAACACCAAAGCATTTCTAAAACAGATGCGATTGAATTAGATAGCATTGCAGAAGAACTCATTTTATTGGGTGAAGATGCAAACGAAGATTGGATTTTGATAGATGAGTACGATGTAGATTACGATGAGGACGATAGCGAAAATGAAGCTATCTCACACATCTTTGATGCGGTCGAAATTCATCAAGTAAGCACAGGTACAGCTAGACCAAATGCAGTAAGTGACCAAGATGCTACTATCGACGAGCGTAAGTATTACACGCGTTATCGATACAGTGGTAAAATAACAGATGTCACGCGACCTTTTTGTACTAAAATGCTACAAGCAAATAAGCTATATAGAAAGGAAGATATACTTGCGATGAACAATAGAGCGGTTAACCCAGGATGGGGGCCAAATGGTGCTGATACTTATAGCTGTTGGTTGTACAAAGGTGGCGGTAACTGTCATCATATTTGGAAAAAGCAATTATACATAAGTGCAAAAGGTTTTGGATTAGATTTGAATAGTCCAAATGTTAGAACTCAGGCTTGGTCAAAAGCTGAAAAGGCTGGCTATAAAGTTCGCAATAATTATTTGGTAGAAAAGAAGCCAATTGATATGCCATACAATGGATTTCTACCAACCAATCCACGTTTCGGTAACAAATAAAAATTAAAGAAATGCCAATACCACAAGAGATACTTTTAATAAACGAGGACTACATCAAGAAATTTACACCATTGACTGATGCAGTTGATCCCAATCTTATCAGACCTGCCATCTACTTGGCGCAGGATAAGTACTTGACTAACTTTTTGGGTACAAATTTGACCGTGCGATTGAAGGATGATGTAGCAAATGGGACATTGTCAGGTGACTACGAAACACTCCTTAACGAATACGTGCTGAAAGTTGTGTTGTGGTGGACTATGGTTGAACTTTACCCATCTCTTTTGTATAAGCATGACAACGGTAACTTGGTGAGCAGACAAAGTGAAGATACCACTCCAGTTACAAAGTTCGAAATGGAGTCGTTAAAGGAAGCTGCACGTCAAAACGCACGTTGGTATACAAAAAGAATGGTTGATTATTTGTGTTTTAATTCAACTTTATTCCCAGAGTACACCAACAATACCGACAACAATATTTTCCCTGATCGTAACCCATACGGCAAAAGTAATTTTCTCATATCTAATTCATACAGACAATGGCGAACAAGAATCAATCTCCAAGACTTTCTCCCCCCATCGTATTAAAGCGAAGAGAGTATGAAAAGTTATTGAAGCAATATCTAAAAAAACAAGAGAAAAGATGAAAGTAAAGTTGTGGCTATTGGGTATTGCAACCGTCTTTTTGCCCATCAAAGAACTTATGATTACAATCGGTTTTTTGGTTGCGATGGATATGGTGGTGGGCATTTGGAAAGCTATTAAATTAGGTCAAAGAATTCGATCAAGACGGATGAGTGATACAATCACAAAGTTATTGTTGTATCAAATTGCTATTGTGAGTGGATTCCTAATTGAGCAGTATGTGATTGAGCAACTTATCCCCATCACTAAGTTAATAGCTACCATTGTGGCTATAATAGAATTCAAGTCAATCATTGAAAGTATTGAGGCGGTGACTGGTAAAGATTTGTGGAGTAAGATAAAAGCTATCATTGGAAGAAAAAGCGAAGATTTAACCGATGCAATGATCGATGGAAAAGGTAAGTAAGTATGTAAGCTATTTCGAGGTAACGCACAGCAATCAAGCTAAGGCATTGAAGATTGGCAACGTTCCAAACGCTGAGCAATTAGCAAATCTAAAGCTCGTATGCACCAACATTTTTGATAAAGTTCGTGAGCATTTCGGTAAACCAATCGGCATATCTTCAGGGTTCAGAAGTAGTGAACTTAATACACGAATAGGCGGTTCAAAAAGTTCACAGCATATGCAAGGAATGGCACTTGATATTGATGGAGATATTCACGGTGGCATAAATAACAAAGAATTATTTGATTGGATACGAAAGAATTGTATATTTGACCAACTCATATGGGAGTTCGGAAGTGAGAATGCACCTTCTTGGGTACACGTAAGTTACAACAAAGATGGGAATAGAGGTCAAGTGTTACGTGCGGTCAAGAGTGGTGATAGAACTGTTTACCAACCATTCTAAAAATAACATATGCCTGAAAGTCAAAAGACAAAATTAGCACGTGAATTGCGTGAGCGTTTTCCAGACACACCAACATTGACGTTGGCTAAGAAATTAAGCAAAGAACATTTTGAGACTTTTTTGGGAGTAGAAGATGTAAGAGGTGTGCTGCGTTACATTGAAGGCAAAAGAGGTAAGGTTTTACAAAAAGAAATTAGTGATAAATCTTTGTTTAGAACTGATGAAAGACCACGCAACCCATTTAAGTTGCC